CAAATACTTTAACACCAACACCTTCAAATACTCCAACCCAAACACCTACAAATACTTTAACACCAACACCTTCAAATACTCCAACCCAAACACCTTCAAATACTCCAACCCAAACACCTACAAATACTTTAACACCAACACCTTCAAATACTCCAACCCAAACACCTACACCTACACCAACTCTTCCATCATATTTATTATTATTTGAGGATGGTTCAATTGCTACGGCGGAAAATAACGATAATATAGAAATAAATATAATATAGAAAAATAGAATAAAATGGCAAATACAAAAATTAGTGCATTATCAACATATACAGGAAACACCAGTGGTGCTTATCTTGTTATGAACAATAGTAGTAATACTGAATCATTTAAAGTAACTAAAGAAACATTATTTAGCGGGTACTCGCAACCCGTTATAGGAAATTGGACCTTATCTACAGGTGCAAATACTGTTAGCTTTACAGTTCCTGCGGGTCAATCATATATTATGTGGGTGAATGGAAATATCCCAAATGGTATTGTTAATTGGAATGCAACAGTAACACTATCAAACTCAAACGTACCCGCAATAGGTGTACATTATGGGTGGTATTATCTTGCGGGAAATGCTTTGGTTTTAACATCAATACCAGATCAAATAGTTGGAACTGCGGGAACTATTATTACCTCATCTCCAGTGATTACAAATTCAAATATCTTTACATTTGGTATAACCAATAACAGTGGTTCATCTCAAATAGTATATTACGGATACATTAAAGTAAGTTAGAATCAAAAAACGGACTCTAATTTATAGTTTAGCGATAAGACAAATGCTCCATTAGATTAAGCTCGTCTCTATCGGATAAGATTTTTTAATAGATAAACCAAACTATTATTTGACTAAATAAAAGAAATGGACTGGTTTGATCATTATTTAGATGGATTAGCAGAAGGAACAAATGTCGTATATCCTCCTGATAGTAATACTTGGCGACCAGTTAAACCTACCAAGCAACAACAGACTTTTATGCAAGATTCGATCATATCAGATATGGTTAGAATGAGAATGATTCAAGAGGAAAGAGCGAAATTAGAAGAACATAGTGGAAGTTTTTATGATAGTGCTCTAACACAACCAAAAACATCCGAAAATGTGTATGTTGATCCGCTACCAGATTTACCCAATGATGATGCATGGATTAGAATGAATGGATGGTGCTCTGGTGGTAATGGGGTAGGTGGAAATTCTGAAAGAGTCCTAAGACCAAATCATCCACAATTTCAATTACCAGAAGAAATAACCGTAAATGGAAGGTTGGCTTATTATACTGAATTTGGTGGAGAAAAGATTATATACAATGATACTCTTAATAGATGGGAATTGTTGGCGATGTGGTATGGCAACGGAGATCCTAATAATCCATTATTAGGTATCGGGACAGGATCAAATATACCATATCCTTTTTATGCAGCATGGACAACATATACAGATCCAGTTTTCAATGCAAGCATACAATCGATAGAAAAAGTTGCTGTAGGGACGAGTAAAGCACCCGATCCTGGACCGTCCTGCTCGTAAGTTTATTATTTAAATCAAATTTCCACATTTTCTGGTGTCTTGGATCGCATCACAAATTCACCATTCTTGGAAACAATTCGAATAACACTTGGATCAAAAACAACATAATTATATGTTCCTTCACCAACACCACGGCTATTTTGATCGAGATATCGAATGCCTTTGATTCCAAATTTTAAAAGGATTTCTGATGCTGCTTTTTCACTATGACCCATAGCTATCGACAAATCCTTATAATAATTTTTACCATCCGTTGAAAATGTTCCAATATTTCCCAATCTTTTCCATATCTGTGGAATAAAAGAGTTAGCCATTTCTTCCCCATGTGTATCTAACAAATCTTTATACACTTGAGTATCATTTGCTTCCATTTTTTTTATTTTTTCAAAAACTTCTTTCACTAAATTACTTTGTTCATTAAAAGGTTTATCCCAATCTAAAAAATCATTTTCTTTATCAGCATTGATTTCAACTTCGTATAAATTCCCAAAATTCTTTAATGCCCTATCCACTTCTTCACCATGTTCATGAATATCTGCTGATGTTAATGCTGCACGAACTGCTTGGTGGGGATAATCATAACCCCACCAACCTTCTTTCTGCAACGCCTTAACAAGTGCCATTTGGTTTGCAGTAAGTCCAGCACTTTCCAATGCTTCATCTGCTTCTTCTGGTGAAGAATATTCATCATATACTTCTGCAACTTTATTTATAAAATCTTTATGTGTTACATTTTTTCTGTAACTATCTGCAACTTTTTGATTTTCTGCAAAATAAAGACCCCAACCATAAACTTGTGAGCCTTCTCCACTCCCTATTTTGTTTAGGGAAAAACTACCAATAACATCATGTGGAGTTCCATGAAAGACTCTTTCTAAAATAGAATTACATAGTTTGTCGAAATTCATCTAATAGATTATCTATCATTTAAGCGGTTCCGAATTTCTCAAAACCTTTTCTGATAAGAGAACCATGTTCTCCACTTACAGCTTCACCTGTTTTTGGAGCATACCTTCCGCTCTCTTTTCCTTTTTTTGTGGCTTTATGTAAAATAGGATGCGCTCTTCCACTTGAAAAATAAGGATCTATTTCACCTTCAAACTCATCCCCTTTATAAGAAAATTTAAATATATCGTTATCGTTTTCGCCAAATTTAGCAGATTCGATTTTATGTTCAACAATGGAACACCACAAATCCCACATTTTCTTTGTTGCATCGTCTCCCAAAATTTCTTTCATTGTTTCCTCATAAGCTCTGAGATAATTTACCATTTTATTAATAGCCTCATCAGTATCTCCAGTAGGCATAGATGCCATTGTTCCAGTTTTTGGGTTTATTAATTTACCCATTTTTGAACCATATAGTCTAATATTAACAGAATCAAAACAACCGAATTCTCCAATGATTAATTGAACATAAAAACCAGCCTTTGCAGCTGATAAACCTGTAACATTTCTAACAATCCAAGTGTATAGTGTTAAAGGATCATCCTTTAAATCTTGAACAGCATTGAAAATTTTATCGGCATTGTTCCAGAAAGGAACGATGTATTTGTAAGAATTACCGATCATCTTAAACAAGTCTTGTCTTTCCTCTTCGCTAGATAATCTTGCTCGTTTAATCGCATTATCAAGATTTTGTTCACCTTTTGCAACAACACTATCAAATATCACATCCAAGAAAGTTGGAAAGTATTCAACAACAGCTGGCCAAGATTTTTGTATTGTGAATATAACAAATAAGAATACTATGAATAAATTTTCTTTACTATTTGTAGCATAATCGGAAACTTCTTTTCTGTGTCTATCGTAACAAACACTATTTTTTACAAGATCTTCTAATTCTACTCTTACTATATTTCTGATTTTTTCTTCCGTAAGAACTTGCAAGTTCATTGAAGTGTAAATTTGTTCTAAAATTAATGAATCGTTATCTCTCATATATGCATATTATTTATGCAAATTTTTAATTTCTTTAAATTTCTTTGTAATATATTTTACAAATTCCGATCTAACAATATCTTCTTCTGTGAGTTCAACGCAATATACTCCATTATTAATAGCTTCTTCATTATTGAATGAATCATATACAGCGGCAAATCCAGATTTACCAGCAGGAAGATCACTTTGTTCAGAATCACCAGCAATAATCATTTTGCTAAATTCTCCCATACGAGACATTAATGTGTGAATCTCTCTCAATGTAAGATTTTGTGCTTCATCGCAACAAATGAATTTAACAGCAAAATGTAAACCTCTTGCAAAGTTTATTGGACATATCTTGATTCTATTATCCTTGTCAAGTCTCTTATTGTCAGCTTCGCTTATTAGTTCTGCGAATTTATCATTGAAGGGGGTCAAATAAACTCCAATTTTTTCCGACAAATCACCTGGTAAATAACCGAGTTTATTATCAGCACTTTCCACAGCAGAACGAACCAAAACAATATCGGAAACTCTTTTCATATTTAAAAGAGTTAATCCTAAATACATGGAAAGCATGGTTTTAGATGTTCCAGCTGGACCTTTTAATATCATTAATTTTGTATCTTTATGTAAGAACAATTCAATGATTGCTTTTTGTTTTTCAGTCCAAGGAAGTTCTCTTATATTAAGATGAAAATCTATCTTCTCCCTTTGTGCAACATAAGGGCTATTATCTTTTTTTTCAGCGGGTTCCATCTGAATTTCTTCAGATACATTGCTTATTCCACTCTTTCGAGGGGAGCGTTTTTTGTGGCTCATTCGTTATTATTTATATCTTCAATGATTGAAAACAATTAATCACTTCTAAATAGTTTGGTAAAATAGATGAAAAAAAATATTCGAATTAACAACATTCCATTCAACAGTGTTATTGTTTCAGAGGAAGGTAAAAATATAATTTATGCAAAAAGCTGCAATGAAGAATTTTTTGGAGTATATAACGTAAAGGTTGGAGACAAGGATATTCTTTGTGAAAGCAATTCACCTGATAGGATTTATTGTGAAATTATTTTGGATGGAAAGGTTTATGAGAATATTCCATTTGAAATTGTTAAGAGCCGAAATTCCAGAATAATTGTTAATAAAAATTCTATAGATAAAAATATTATGAACGAAGAAGCTCTTCAAAATGAAATTTTAAAATTAAAAAGAGAAATCAGAGAAGTATCAAAACAAAAAACACTATTAAATGAAAGTGTTGAAAACAATTACAAAGAAGATCTTCTTAGTGAATTTTTCAAGGTTGTAAATGAAAATGAATATCTAATTGATAATAAATTCACATTACTAAAAGAAGAACTGGAAAATAGACTAAATGAGTTATCTGTCGCTGGTTTTGATTATTTGAAGAAGGAGAACTCTGAAAGTGTAAGAAATATTGTAAATGAATTTTATCAAGAAATTTCCGATAGCAATAGAAAAAAAATCGATGAATTTAAGAATATTTTAAAAAAGGAAACATCTATATTGGAAGAAAAGCATGATTCCAAATTAAATGGACAAGTGGAAATTTATTCAAAAATTACATCAAAATTAATTGATGATCTGGAATCTTCCAAAAAAGAAACGGAATCCCTCTTTAATCAAAAAATAAATGATTCTGAAAAAATATACTCCGAGGCGAATTCCAAATTAATTGAAAGTTTTATTAATATAAAGGAAGATTCCCAAAAATCTTTAAAAGAAAATATAGATAAATCCAAAGAAACCTTAATGGAGGTATTTGAAATTTCTTTGGAAAACCATAAAAAAGAATTATCCGAGAATTTTATCTCTAAGTTTGAAGAAACTATAAAAAAGAGAGAAAATGAAATAAACAACAAGACTAAAAATATTTTGGATGAACATAATAAAAGTGTTATAAGTATTTTGGAGTCAAAAAGAAAAGAAATTACAGATTCTTTTCAAAATCTATTAGAGGAATCCAATAAAAAAATCAAAGAATTAACTAAAAAAGTTGATGATCTCAACAATCAGTTAAACAAATCTAATAAAGAAAAAACTAAAATAGATAATCTTCTCCAAGAATCGAGAAAATATACTGATACGCAAATGGCTCAGGTATTAGCTGAAAGTAAAAAATTTACAAGAATTATGATGGATATGGTAGGTGGTGGTAGCGGTTCTGTTGCCGTTCAATATGCTGCTGGTGGAACAATCAACGGTAATCTCGATGTCAACGGTAGCATCTCAAGTTCAATACTTTCGACTACATCAATTCTCAGTGGAGAGAGAGATTTAACTGAAATTTTTGCGGGTGAAGGTGTAGGTGATAGTAACATATTGGGTGGTGGGCAATTCTAATCTAAAAAAAAAAACAAAAAACCGATTAATTTTTGTTTCTATTTTTGATAAATAATTAATGTGGAAAAACACTCCACACTTATACAAAAAAATATGTCACCAAACAACACAATCCTCATTAAACGCCGTACTACTGGTCAATCGGGTGCTCCTGCATCTCTCTCTGGTGGTGAATTGGCATTCAACGAAGTAAACTCAGTATTATACTATGGTTCAAACAACGGTGTAATACCTATCGGGGGTACAGGAGAATTCGCTACCAACACTCTTGTTGGTTCTATTTCTGCTGACCTACAATCACAAATCGGAACTCTTGATATTAAGGTTGATAGCGAAATTGCTACATTAAATACCACTATCGCTTCAGTTTCCAGCAATCTTGATGCTAAGATCGATGCTCAAATTGCTGCTGTTATCGACTTCGCTCCAGAAGCTCTTAATACTCTTAACGAGTTAGCTTCTGCTTTAGGTGATGACGAAAACTTTGCAGCAAACCTTGTTAATACTCTTAACAATGTTAATTCAACAATCGCATCAGTTTCTGGTTCTTTGCAATCAGAATTAGACAGTTTAAACAGCGATTCTGCACAAGCCCTCTCAACTGAGGTTGCTCGCGCATCTGCTGCTGAACTTGCTCTTGATGCTAAAATTGATAGCTCTGTTTCAACTTTAAACACAACTGTTGCTTCAGTTTCTTCAACACTTGATTCTAAAATTGATAGTGAAGTTGCAACACTTGAAAGCGCAATTGATTCAGAAGTTTCAACATTAAATTCAACAGTTCAATCTGTTTCTTCTACTCTTGCTACCGACTTAGCTAATGAAGTTAGCCGTGCAACTGCTGCTGAAGGTGCTCTAAGCACTGCAATAGCATCTGCTTCTGCTACTCTTGATTCTAAAATTGATAGCGAAGTTTCAACACTTGAAAGCTCAATTGCATCAGAAGTTTTGACATTGAACACAACTGTTCAATCCGTTTCTTCTACTCTTGCTTCAACAGTTCAATCTGTTTCTGGTAACCTCCAAGGTCAAATCAACAACATTCTTAGTAATGTCGATCCTGCTGCGCTTGATTCATTAACAGAAATCGTTTCAGCTTTCCAAGCTGCTGATGGTGATCTCAATAACACAATATCAAGCCTTGCAAATAGTGCTTCAACAAACCTAGCTTCTGTTTCAGCTGCTCTTGACAGCAAAATTGATAGTGAAGTTTCAACACTTGAAAACACAATTGCATCGGAAGTTTCAACATTGAACACAACTGTTCAATCTGTTTCTTCAGCACTTGATTCTAAAATTGACTCAGAAGTTGCTGATCTTGAAAGTGCAATTGCTTCAGAAGTAAGCACTCTTAACACAACAATACAATCCGTTTCTTCAACTCTTGCTACTGACTTATCTAATGAAATTAGTCGTGCAACAGCTGCTGAAGGTGCTATTAGTTCTCTCGTAAGCGAGATTTCTGGTAACTACCTCGATAAACGCACTGGCGGAACAGTTACAGGTAATCTAGATGTTAATGGTACTATCTCTGCTACTGGTGGTTTAGAAATCAGTGGTGGTGGTGCATCTACCTCATTGTTTGTTGGTGATGGCGTTGTAGGTGTTAACACAGAAACTCCAAATGAAGCATTAACCATTGTTGGAAATATTTCCGCTACTGGTCAAGTTTTCGTTGCAGAGCCTGTTGCTGCTAATGCTGCTACTACCAAGAGCTATGTTGATGGTCAAGTTTCCAGTCTTTCAGCATCAGTTGATGCGGAAGTTTCTGCTCTTGAAAGCTCAATTGCCTCTGAAGTAAGCACTCTTAATTCAACAGTTCAATCTGTTTCTGGTAGCCTACAAGGTCAAATAAACAACATTCTTAGCAATGTCGATCCTGCTGCCCTTGATTCGCTTACTGAAATTGTAAGTGCATTCCAAGCTGCTGATGGTGATTTAAATAACACTATCTCTTCATTGGCTAACAATGCTTCAACAAACCTCGCTTCTGTTTCAGCTGCTCTTGACAGCAAAATTGACAGCGAAGTTGCGACACTTGAATCCACTGTAGCTTCAGTATCCGCTTCTCTCGATTCCAAAATCGATTCAGAAGTTCTTACTCTTGAAACTACAATAGCTTCAGTATCTGCTAGTCTTGATTCAAAAATTGATTCAGAAGTTTCAACTTTAAATACTACAGTTGCTTCAGTATCTTCATCACTTGATTCCAAGATTGATTCTCAGATATCTAGTCTATCCTCAACAGTGGATGCAAATTTTGTCCAAAAGACAGAATCTGATGCAGTCACTCTAAATGGTGGATTAACAGTTACTAATGGTGCCACTGCTGATACTTTAACAGTATCTGGTGGAGTTACCTTCAGTGCAAACTTATCTGGTAATGGAACCAACTCAGTAATATATGGTTTCATCATGGATGGTGGAAGCTTCTAAGAAATTAGAATAAATTAAAACAAACCCCTGTATTGGTTCTAATCCGGTACAGGGGTTTTTTAAAAAACAATTTAAAACAAAACAAATAGAAAAAACAAAATATTATGGCACTTACAGACAACCTACAGGCTTTTTATAAACTCTCCGACCTCACCGACTCTTCAGGAAACAACCGCACCCTCACCAACAACGGCAATGTTTCCTTTGCTTCTGGCAAGCTTGGAAATGCTGCTGTGTTTGACGGTAGTAATTGGATGAGTGCTCCGATAAATCAAACAGGAATTACCGATTATACGCTTGCATGTTGGGTTAAATTGGGCGCTAACTCAAGTGGCTCTCAATTCTTGGTTAACGGTTTGACTGGTAATGCTTGGGAAAACGGCGGAATCACTTTAGATCTTCAGGATAAATATCCGAACACTTATGCTAACTTCGGAGCAGACAGTTTTGGTTACGGATTAAACAGTCAAACGGAACTATCAACTGATACTTGGTATCATCTTGTTGGTGTGAGAAGTAATGGTTTATTAAAGATTTATATAAATGGATCTGTAGACTGTGTTTCAGAAACAACGGATAATACTCCAATTCCTGGTGGTAGTCCAATTTCATTAGGTCAAAATGCTGATGGAACTTATGGACCATTTACTGGTGCTTTGGACGCAGTAGGTATCTGGAACAGAGCACTATCTGACGCAGAAGTTGCTGCTCTCTACAACAACGGAAATGGTTTGGAATTAGGTACAACACCTACTTTAAACACACTCACCATGATCCAAGGTAATGCTAAATTCTACGGCAAAGTAAAATTTGTTGGATAATATAAACAATTAAAATAACTCCCTGTATTGGTCCTAACCCAGTGCAGGGATTTTAAAAAAATAGAAAAAAACAAAATTATGGGAAATCGCGGAGAACATAACCACAAAAAAGAAGTTAAAAAGCCAAAAAAAGAAGGTTCTAAATCTTCTCAAAAAGGCGCAGGAAAAAAGAAGTAATTTATTTTAAAAAAATTATAAAATAAGGAGTATGTTTAATTGCATATTCCTTATTTTTTTATAAATATTATCATGGAAGAAAAGAGAATATATAGCACAATTTTAATCAAAAGAAGAGTTAGTGGAGAAGCAGGACCGCCACCAATGCTTCAACATGGTGAATTAGCTATGAATGAAGTCAATAACACTCTATACATAGGAACAACAAATTCCGATTCTCTTTCTTCCAGTGGCATAATTGACCACGGAACTTTTTGACAATTCCCCAATCATTTTGTTTTCTCAAATTGTTGAAAAATGCGAAGAAACATTAAATATAATATATAATGCAAACGAGTGATGGGAATAAAATTTTAATAAAAAGAAGTAAAATTTATTCCAATGTTCCTAATTTAAGTTCACTTTCTTTGGGGGAATTGGCAATAAACACCTATGATGGTAAGATATTTGCTAGAACAGAAACTGAAAACTTAACATCTGTAAAAACATTTTTAAACTCTGAACATTTACCATATGTCTACAATGATTCTTTAAGCGGAGTTATTCCTAAAAATGGTGAGAACAATACGTCTGGATTATCGTCCAATATCCTAGGAGGATATGGTAATGACATATCAGGTGCAACATCATCCATTGTTAATGGTGAAAATAATAATATTGAATCCGATTTTTCATTAATAGGTGGTGGTTTAAATAACAAAATATCAAA